CCTTCCAATAAAACTTACCTCTAGTAACTTGCTGCTCTGTGATAAGATAATCGTTATAGTCTATCTGCTGTTAAATTTTAGTAAGGTTAAATAATGATGACTTGCTCTCATCCCTAAATGCGTGAGACTCTGTTCTAGGAAACTGTCTATAAAATTCATTTAACGCATCAGCATCTTTTTTTAATGAGTCAACCTCAGCCTCCCAATAGTCAATAGCTCCATTGGTAATATACTCACCGTCTACTCCTAAGACTTTCTTCTCAGGTTTATAAAAAACTGGCATTCCGTACCTGTCTATAAATCCTTCCATGTTCCACTCCATAGGAATAAACAAAGAATACAATCCGCTTTTAGTTTGACCGTTTGCATTACGCGTAGCTACATCAGAGTCTTCAAAAAGTTTTTTAAAATTGTCCCCACCTTTACTTAGAGCATTTGATGTTGACCCCATCATACACTTACCGATAATCTTGCTACCTAGTCTCAAGCAAGTTTTAGTAACCCGCCAGTTATTTAAGATATTGTTAGGCTTAAGCCACTTACCACTCTCGTCGTGTACTAGTAGTAGTAACTTCTCACCATCATAGGAGTTCTCGTCTGTATTCTTCCAGTCAATTGTGGTATCTAATCCGTATAGCTCATCAGCCACATTATCATACATATTCTTTTTGGTAATCTTAGAGGCTGGAATCCTAAACGCAAGTTCTGTCTTAGGTTTGTCCATACCATCCTGGATAGGCTTAAAGAAAAAAGGCAGTCTAGTAGATATAGGCACGACCTTATCCGTAAACATTTTTTTTGCATCTGATCCGGTCTTAGATAGTATTCCTACCCTAGCATCTTTAGCTAGCGTTCCCGTGTTCACACATTCTGACGATCCCATAAATGAAAACCCTGAACGCCTAATCTTAAGGTAGTCTAAGCCAAAGCATCTATTGTCAGCCTTGCACGCTTCCCAGTAGATGAAAAAAATTCTATTAGCCTCCCTAAAATCTGGATACCCTACATCGATACTAGTCCACTGCAAGTACATGTAGTGCGAGCCCGTCATGTAAGTAGGTATGTTATTGTTGTAAAACCAAAAGCCTAGCTCCCTGCGATCAAACTCCCGCTCTATGTAATCTACCCACTTGTCCTTAAAAGGTGTAGGCATTTCATTCCATTTAAATATAGAGGGTATTCTATTTAACTGTTTCGGTATGAGTTCCCTTTCCCAATACTGATTTGCTGAAGCTTCAGACCTTTTGAATATATTGTCTGGAGCTAGAGGTAGCGCTATGTGTAATCCATTGACGTTTATAACATCTCCAATTTCACCGGTCTTAGATATAACCACAACATTGTGCTTCTCGCTATATCCATACAGCCAAGACTTAGCCTTATTCTTTGCCTTTACAATACGGCTTAGAACATAACCATCAACTTTTTTATATAATCTATTTTGATCTTCTTTCTGCAAATCCTTGTTTTGTTGGTGCTTTAGTATTCTCAAGACCCATGTTAATGTTTTCTTGCTCAGCGTCTATTTTATTTAATATATCAAAGGCATCAAATATCGCTAACTTTTTAGTGGCTGCCGCATTCTTTAATCTATCTGCCGCAAGCTCATCCTCTGGATCGTGCTTTATAATGTCTTCTTTAGCAACTTTTATAAGCTGCTCCACAGCCTTACGCCCAGCCTCTATAATTTGTAATTTTAATAGCTCTGAGCTCATAGCATTAGTGTTATTTGGTGATCAAACATTCGGTAGAGCTTCTCTCCGTCTACCTCAAACTCATACTCACTCTCAGGCTTAAAGCCAACTTTCATTCCTTTACGCACACCCTTAGACTCTAGGTAGGCATTGGGGTATTTCATCTTACCCATCAAAGGTTCTTCATCGAAGTTCTTCATTAAAAAAGATTCTTCTGCTGGAATAGGCTCAACAAAACAATACTTATAGTGACTAAACCACTGATCATTTTGTTTGTATAAAAAAAACTGCTCGTTATCTACAAAAAATAAATTATCCTTAAAATAACTCTTACCGCTTTTCTCTCTTCCCTTCATGTCATAATAAAACTTAAACACATTGTGATGTACAAGAAGTGTATCGCCTTTGGTCACGGGTCCTTTATAATTTAAAGGAGTAGATATTACTATCGCCTCTCTGTTTGAAGCCATGTGGTTTTCTTGTGAGGAGCTCGTAATAAAATCCACACCTGAGATATCCTTAGAGTTATTGTACCGCTTCCCTTCTAAAGGTTCTACGATAAAGTAAAAAGGCGATCTCATTAAAAGTTAATGTTATATTCTATTGACACGGGCATCTCTGCGCCAAACTCTTTCCATAGCAATATCTCATCACTTCTTTGAATCCAAATCTTTATGGAGTTGGAGTCGTGGTCTTGCTGTATGAGGTGAATGAAATATTTTCCGTTAAGGATTTCCTGACCCACTAGGTAGTGCATCGCACCTGACTTATAATCAGGACCTACAGAAACTTTCCTTATATCCATTTAATTTGATTTAATTTGAATATAAAGATACAAATATTTTAACGCCCTTGTTTGGTCAGTTATTTTTGGTGGGGAACTTGACGCCTATCTTATCTGCCGTCCTCGCTCCGAAGTATCCGCATAGCACCCATGTGACTAGGCTTGCAGTATCCTCAGTCTCTAGACCCATAAACCATCCTCCTACATATGCGGCAACAAGTACAGCTAAGGTTAGGGGTCTGATATTCCGCGCTAGCCAACTCTGACTGTTTGAGTCTGCCACCCATCTTTTGGTCACCCCATCTATTTCAGCGCGTTCTAGTTTAAGTTTTTCTAATGCAATTTTCTTATCCCCCTCCGAGAGCTGTGTGTTCCCACTTATAAGTTCTGAGATAACATTCCCCGGAAGTATAGCGTCACCTACTATACCAAGTATGGAGGGCGCTTTCTCTATAAGAAATTTGCCCACTCTAGTTTCTTTAAAAGGTTTTTTAGTTTTACTCATACCTCTCTATATGATGTGCGTCCGTTAATTTTCTCAGCTACAAGATTTTTCTTTCTATTCTGATCTATAGACACGTAGCTTACATGAACCCAGTCGGGATTGTTTGAATCACCAAACTCCCATATGATCTGGTCATAACTTAGGTTATCTTTTATGTAGTTAAACATCTCAGCATTTGTCTTGTACCCAAAGGTATCGTCTAGGTCAATTGCTCTACCTTGACAATGCTGGCTTGAGGTGCTCCCACCAATAGCGGTATTTAAATCTTGAGATCTGAACATGCTATTAATTTTTATGGGTCCGCCTACATATTCTCTAAGAGGCTCGAAAACATGAGTAGCAATACCAACCATATTAGAAACTTGATAATCATCTGGAATATTTTTAAGATTCAGGCGTAGTGCTGTATTAGATCGTACAGCTTCTTTGTGTGTTATATGCTCACTTATTCTTTCCATGAAATACATACCATTTATGCAGAGTATACCCTATAGCAATAAGGGTGGCTATAATCTTTAGGGCCACATCTAAATTAGTCATTGATGTAGCTATAGCTCCTATGTTGAGAGCATAAATTTTTAAATCAGTCAAGGTCTCTGGTTTTAGATTTAACATAAATATAATTTATTTTAATGTCACCTGCGGTAGTATCTTGTACGTAATTCATTTTTTATTAGGTTTTTTACCTGATCGGTTATTTCCTTTAAAGGCTTTAGGCACATCACCGATTTGATTGCCCACCTCTTTAATCGCCTTAGTAACGTCTTTAAGCTCTTCTCCTACACGATCTACTCTTTTCGATACATCACTCTTAAGATCCGCAAACTTCTTCTCTAGGATGTCTGGGATCATGTTGTTGTTCTCGTCTTTAGTAAGACCTTTTTTCGTAAGCCATATTGAGGCTATATTTATAACGATCAGCGCTGTGATCAAACATATTAAAATTGTTGTTGTCATAGTTTTTATTTTAAGCTATTGCTAAATAGAGATATTCTCCATTGTTTTCATTTAAACCACCACTACCAGTTGTATTACCATTTGCACCAACAATAGCACTAAAACCATCTGAATCAAATCCAATACTTTGATAATCAGTTGTGTTTTGTATGTCAGAATTATCGGCATAAAGAGCATATCTTTGTTGAGTTCCTGATGTTGCCCCTCTACTACTATCATACATCTGCCAATTACCTACCCCATTGGTTCTTTTTATCATCACAAAACGAGGAGTAAATCCTAAATTTGTAACCATTGTTCCTGCTGTATAACTTGCATTCGTCCAAGTGTAAGTACCTATCTTTTGATATCCTGTTACATCAGCAAAAAAATAAACTACCGCTGAAGTTCCAGAAGAAAATGGGTCACCTGCTTGAAACGTAAGATTTGTACTATTTAAAGTTGGCACACCGCCATTATCAAAAGCATATGTCTGATTAAAAAAACCCCTGCCCTTTCCAGATACAAGCGTATTGTACCAAAACCAATCAGAATTTGAGCTAACATTTTTTACAAGAGCAACTTTTGGTGTGGAATCTAATCCGTGTGGAATAACTACAGGACTATTTGAATTAGTAGTATAGGTTGCAATAGAAAAACCTGCTGCTGCGTTATCTGAACGTGACGCTACTGAAACGTTAGACGATGCACTCGTAATGTCTGAAGCTGTACCTCCTGCTTTCCAACACCAAGCTACATAATCCTCGCCACTTCCATTTACATAAACAGAGCTACCTAAATTTAAAGCATTAGTTGATATACTAGAAAGAAAACCATTTCCTACACTTGTGTCTTGACCATTAGTAAGGTCTGAATAAAGTATATTTAAATTTGTTGCTGGACCACGAACAGTATCAAATAACAGGTTGTTTCTTACGGGTGATGACCTTTGTTTTATCCAAACAAAATCAGGGGTAAATTTTAATCCCGTATATCCGATGTCTGTAGTTGTTCCATTATAATT